AAGATTACTGGACATTTGACAATGCAAGTGGACTAGAACCTTTTACCTTTGACGGAATGTTTATGTGGGTACGTTTTAAGTACGAAGCAGACGCAGGAAACCAAGGAACACTTGACAAAGTGCTATTTAGAAGTTAAACTGTATATATGATAGTTTTAGATTTTGTACGCCAGAGTATTCCTGGTGGCTGGAAACAGTCCCCAAGTGGATGGATAAGTGGTAATTGTCCAATGTGTAACACTCGTGGACACGGTAGAGATACTCGTGGCCGTGGCGGTTTGGAATTTGATATAGACCGTGTACGATACAACTGTTTTAACTGTGGTTACACAACAGGCTGGAGCCCTGGTAAACGTATCAACAAAACACTAAACGATTTGTTAGTTGCATTTGGTGCAGATCCTGCACAAGTACAGCGTGTTAACTTTGAGCTACTTAAAGAGAATGAAAAAGACCAAGTAGCACAACAGTTTATAAAAGCAAGTGAAGTTAAGCATAAAACTAAAGTTAATTGGCTGGGTATGAAGTTGCCCAAAAATTCAAATACATTTAAAAATGTACAAACACACCATCTTAATCCAGGACAACTGGAAAGTTTTGTGAAAGCAGTACAATACGTTGAAGATCGTGGTATGAGTTTTTATAGTGAATGGCGTTGGACACCAGAAAGCCATTTTAAGAATCGTATCATACTGCCGTTTTATTATAAAAATAAGGTAGTTGGGTATACTGCTCGTTGGGTGGGCACACCTCCAGATAAAGCTACACCAAAATACTATCATCAGATGCCTAAAAACTTTATATATGGATTGGACACACAACGTAAACATAAGTATACGATCGTTACAGAGGGGCAAATGGACGCATTGTTAATAAATGGTGTCAGTGTTGGGGGTAATACTCCTAGTAATGTGCAGTGTGACATTATTGACGATTTAAAAAAGAAAGTTATAGTTGTGCCTGATGCAGATAGTGCAGGCATGGACTTAGTAAATGCAGCTATTCGCAGAGGATGGAGTGTTAGTTTTCCTCCTTGGGAAGGATGCAAAGACGCCGCAGATGCGGCATTAAAATATGGTAGATTATTCACAGTGAGGAGTATATTAGATAGTGCCGAGACAAATACCACGAAAATACAACTACTTGCAAAATCCTATTGTAGATGATTATAATATAAGAGATGAAAATTTTTGGAGACAAGTAGATAAGATGAAACATATTAGTGCGTACACTAATTTACACAATTATTGGACCAAGCATTTTGCTTGGTGGCCAACTCGTAGTGATCACAGCGGAAAGTTTATCTGGTTGACAAGTTATTGGGAATACGCTATAACTATGGATATGCATGGTAAAGTACCACTCAAGGGTGACGCCTGGCGAATGATCTACACTCGAGAGGAATATATATTGAAGAAGTTAACAAATAATGAGTGAAGAGTACACAGAAGATTTACAAAAGTTATATCTAGAGTTTTTACTTGCTGACAAAGATTTGTTTGTGCGCTGTAATGCGATTACAAATAGCAAATACTTTGTACGTAAGTATCAGCCTGTTATGGACTTTATACAAGAACATGTTGATGGTTATGGTGATTTGCCAACACATGAACAAATTAAAGCCAAAGTAAGAATTGAATTTGACAATGTCAGAGATAAGATTACTGATGACCATAAAAAATGGTTTATGGATGAATACGAAAAGTTTTGTAGACACAAGGCACTTGAAGGTGCTATCTTGGAAAGTGCTGATAAATTAGAACGGCATGAGTACGGAAGTGTTGAGCAACTGATTAAAGATGCTGTTGGTATTGGACTAGCAAAAGACTTTGGGCTTAACTACTGGGACGATCCAGCAGGACGTATACAAGCAATTAAAGACAATCGTGGACAAAACAGTACTGGTTGGGAAAGCCTTGATAAAGTATTGTATGGTGGATTTAATCCAGGAGAACTAAACATCTTTGCTGGTGGTAGTGGTAGTGGTAAGAGTTTGTTTATGCAAAACATGGCACTCAACTGGAGTTTGGCTGGCAAGAACGTAGTGTATGTTAGTTTAGAGCTTAGTGAAGAACTATGTAGTATGCGTATTGATGCTATGCTTACAAACCAAAGTACTAAAGATGTTATGCGTAATGCTGATGATACAGCACTTAAAGTTAAAATGTCTAGCAAAAAAGCAGGCATACTACAAATGATACAGATGCCTAACGGCGCAACTATCAATGACATCAAGGCATATATTAAAGAATATCAAATACAAAACGACATTAAGATTGATGCATTATTTGTAGACTATTTGGATCTTATGATGCCTGTTAGTGTTAAAGTTAATCCAAGCGACCAGTTTATTAAAGACAAGTATGTAAGTGAAGAACTACGTAACTTGGCTATTGAGCTTAACATATTGTTTGTTACAGCCTCACAGTTAAATCGTGGTGCTGTTGATGAAGTAGAGTTTGATCACAGTCACATTGCAGGTGGTATTAGTAAGATTAATACAGCAGATAACTTGATTGGTATTTTTAGTAGCCGTGCAATGCGTGAGCGTGGTAGAGTACAGATCCAGTTTATGAAAACACGTAGTAGTAGTGGTGTTGGCAGTAAACTAGACTTGGGCTATAACATGGAAACACTACGTATTACAGATTTAGATGAAGATGAACAAGGTGAAGATGGACAAGTAGCAAGCATTTATCAGAGCTTGAAAAATAAAGCAACAGTTAGTCCAGCAGGTCAAGATAGTGCACAGCCCACAACACAAGCAGTTAATAATGCTGAGCGATTACAAAGTTTACTTAAAAGAAGAGAATAATGAAAACCTGTAATCATACATTCAATCATCTTGCACAAGTGAATAAATCTGGAAATGTTGTGCCTTGTTGCCATATCTCTGTTCATAACGAAGAAGTAGAATTTAATTTATCAAACATAGAATCACTGGATGGAATATTAAACTCGAATTATTGGAAAACGCTCAGAGAAGATATAAAAACTGGCGACAATGAAGCATGTAATAATTGCTGGCGTGTAGAAAATACAGGCGGACACAGTAAACGAATGTGGTCAAACGAAAAGCCTGTTAACACTCCGTATGTTATTGAAGACTTAGAAATAGCATTGGATACAACTTGTAATATGATGTGTAGAATGTGTCAACCATCACAAAGCTCTAAGTGGGCCAGTGCAACAGATGTATTAAAAAAACTAGACAAACTAGAACGTCATTATGGTGATCGATATAACCAAGAAAAACTCAATCCTACTAATCATAATGACATTATGCGTGTGCTTAATAATACTGATCTAAGTCATATAAATGCAATAAACATAGTGGGCGGTGAGCCTTTTTATAGTAAGAATTTATTACCGTTACTTGAACTTCTTGATAGTCAAGCAGGCATTGAAAATATTACATTAGGATTTAACACCAATGGAAGTATTTTTCCAAAGGACAAAGTACTGGATATATTATCTAGAGCTAAAGACCTATGCATTGATTTTAGTATCGATTCTATTGGTGACTTAGCAACAGTAACTAGACATGGCATAGACTGGAATACTATTGATAGTAATATACAAAAGTTTATTTCATATTTTGGAAAAGACAAAATTAGAATACACAGTGTTATTAGCCTGTTAAATGTTAACCGTATACAAGAACTATATGATTATAAAGAAAATTTACAACTGCGTTCTTGGACATGGCAATTCCTGTCGGGACCACAGTATTTGTCAGTATACCAAATACCATCAGAGATAAGAAAAAAATGGCAAATCAAAGCCGACAAACTTAAAGTAGGGACAATGTATAATGCAGAATTAATGTCTACAGTAGAAGCAAAACAAATGTTTGGATCGTTCTTACAATCTACAAGCATTATCGACACATATCATGGTTGCACTTTTGAAAGTGTTAATCCTGAAATGTATAATTTAATTAAGGTGTTAAACCAATGATGCCGTTGACCTTATGTGTATCTAAATATGATGTACGAACAACGGGCGAAGATATAGGCCTGAATGTTGCCCGCATCCCATAGTTGGTAATAATTCTTATTGCCTATGGATCCTAAGTTCACTATCAGGAAATGCAAAGTTGCCATAAGTACTATCCATCATTGGTTTAACAACAATATTTATAAATAGTAGTGATATGAAACGTAAAACGAGATCTATATTAGAAGAAATTAATGCTATGTCACCAAAGCGTGATAGAAGGCAACTAGTTGAGGCTAATGCTGAACAAGTAATTGTTACAGCAATTAACCTTATTGAAATGATTAATGAAACATTTGATGTTGAAACAGCGGCAGATTTAAACAAACGCTTGATCAATTCAATTCGCACTAAAGATCCTCGAAAATTTAAAAGAGGGGTATCAAAGCTGTGAAGGTTCGGGATATTATAGGCGGTACAAGTAAACGTAAACTACGTCGTGGTAGCCGCATCAAAAGATTAAGACAGGAAAATTTCCACATTAAAGAAGGTGGTAATGTTTTTCCTGATAGCGTGAGTTTTGATCACAGTCAAATTCCAGCTATCATGAAAACTGTTAATAGTGTGCTACAAAAAACTGGAAGTACTGCTATTCCAATTGGTAGTGGTGCTACACCTACGCCAGGTAAAGTAAGCGGCGACTTGGATATGATTGTAGACGTAGATCAACTGAAACAACATTTCAATATGGAAGATGCCAAAGATGCTGAAATCCGTAAAAAACTACGTCAAGTATTTGACTTAACTGGACTTAATACAGGACAAAGTGGTACTAGTGTGCATGTTGAAATACCATTGGACGATAAAACACACCAAGTAGATATTATGGTTGTGCCAAATGCTGGTAATGCCGCAAAGTTTCATACACACAGTATTCCACAAGGTAGTAAGTGGAAAGGTGTAAACAAACAGATTGCACTAGCTAATTTAGCTAAAAAGAAGAATTTATTATGGTCGCCATACCAAGGCTTGTTTAAGCGTTTAGAAAATGGTAAAAAAGATCCAAATGGATTAGTAACAGACAACATTGATAAAGTAGCACAAGTATTATTAGGCCCAAATGCCACAGGACAAGATATTGGCAGTGTAGAACAAATTATGGCTGCATTGGGTACAGAAGCAGGCGATGCACTACTTGCAGATCTACGCAGTGATCCAAACTGGAAAGAACTAGAATGAGAGCCCGTCAATTTTTAGCAGAAGCCGCCAAAGTAGGTCGTGAGTATCAGCACCTAGAAGATTTGGTGTTTGCGGAAGGCAGTGCCGGCGCCCTACGAGCGGCGAGTATATTACAAAGGCTCGGACAAGATTCAAATGATGTAGCTATCAAATGGGATGGGAACCCTACTATCTATTGGGGAAGAGATACAGACGGACAGTTTGTACTAACTGGTAAAAATGGCTGGGGTAAAAACAAAAGTACTAGTAGTGATGATCTAAAAGCATTTGTTATGAGTACTGGTAAAGGTGAGGACTGGAGACAGGACTTTGCTAATAATATGGGTGATGTATTTGACATCATGCAACGTAATACACCAAATGACATGCGTGGCTTTGTATACGGAGATTTATTATATTCTCCCAGCAAGCCGTATGTTGGCAAGGACGGTGCTTATCAGTTTGAGCCAAACAATGTATTATATACAGTAAATGCTGATAGTGAACTGGGGCAACGTGTTGGTACCAGTAGTATTGGTATTGCAGCACACAGTTATTTTGATGCTTTTGGTGACAAAAATGGTACAAGTATTGGTGACACAAAACGATTAAACACTAATGAAGTTGTAGTAATGGGGCAAACATATGTTCCACATCAAGCAAAAGTAGATACTAGCCATGTACAAGACATTATTCAAAATGCCAAGTCTAATGCACAATTAATTGACAACTGGCTAACACCTGAAAAGGGACTTAGCAACAAAGGCGGCATCATTTACACTTATGTAAATCAAATGGTAAAGCAGGGCAAACTAAATCAATTACAAAAAGGTTTTTTCGATTGGTTAAAAACTAGTAAAGTAAGTACTGGTCAACAAGCAAAATTGATGGCCGGAGATAGTAAAGGCTTAAACGCCATACTTGGATTAGTTGTACAAATCATGACAGTAAAAAATGAGATTATTGATCAACTTGATAATGCACCTGCTGATGTAACAGCAACGACAAAAGGACAAAGCGGCGGAGAAGGATATGTTGTGGGTAGAGACAAGATTAAACTTGTGCCAAGACATCGCTGGACACCAAACTTATAAATACTAGCATGGAAAAATATACAGCAAAACAATGGGCAGAAATTGAAGGTGGACACACAATGAGTGAAGAAAAGCAACCAGCTTTTGGATTTATTAGTGACCTTAATGAAGCAAGTAAAATGTATCGTACCAAACAAATGGTAGATACAGCAGACATTCGTGACACACTGAATTTTGCTTTTATTAATTTATTAACAATGCAGATACTTTACAGTGACTATAACACTGCACCGATTGCACAAGACTACGCAAAAAGAACACTAGTAGGCGGCGGTAACTTTAAAAACTATCGCAGAGACGGAACAGACTTATATCATGCACTGCATAAAATTACATCTAATGCATCTAATAGTGACAAACGTTCTCGAATTCAAGCGGCCAAATTGGCTGTTCCAGAAACACAATTAAAACAATATTTGAGAGCAATGGCAACTGGACAAAAAATACCAGGTACTAGTGGATTGTTTATGCGTATGGAAAGAGGTCTTGATATTACTGAGGCCAACTATAAAGCAATGAGGCGTTTAGCTGTAAACTGGAATAATTTACCAGCAGGACAAAAATCACTTTTAGCAACTCGTATGTTACAGTATTACAGAGCTAATGCTATACGTGGTGAGTTATATAATCCGTTTAAAAGGTTTTCATCAGCTGGTGGATTTATTGATCCTGCAATCGACAATGCGGAAAAAGGTATTACGGCACGTAAAATTGCAACTAGAGCGGCGGCAGGCACAGCTGCAGCAGTAGGTGGTTTTGCTGTAGGTAGGAAATTTGGCCGCAGTCTAGTATAAGGTGACACTTGCACAACAACTATATAGCCTATACGTTAGTTGACATTACAGACATTAACAAGCCTAGTAATACGCCATCGTATAATCAAAAACAAAATCTAAACACATTCATACAGCTGGCTGGTCTGCGATCCCAACCGTTATCTTTTGTAGTGACTGAAATAGAAGCACAAGATCTAGTTGGATTCCGCTTTGGAAAGCAGTATAAAGGACTACATCGTGTGTGGAAAATTGAGTTTAGTGTAGAGCATAGCGATGTTTATACTCATAATGATAATCCAGTGCATTTTTTAGAGAACGACTTTGACCAAGTACCATTTATCCCTTATCTTAATGAAACAGTAAACTTTATTGATAGTACATTTGAAACATACGATGAAAAAACATTAAACATATACTTTCAGATGCGTTAGAATCTAATAAATAATAGTGTGAAAAAGGCACAATAACAACACAGGCACTAACATAGGCACAAGAATACGGAGTTCGCCACAAGCCTCCGAAATCAAAAGGCTACATAAAAGGCTACTGTTAACAAGGTACAACGATGTACTAAAGACGCAGTTGAGTGAGAATTATGTCTATAGCGACAATTGGGACAACCCAGTTAGAGAAACAGAATTTAGAAGCGCACGTTGACCTGTGCGCTGAGAGGTATCGTGTCTTGGAAGAAAAAGTTAATAATATTGATACTCGCTTAAACAATATCGAAAAGGGCGTCTTTCAAATGCGTGAAGAAGGCATACGTGAGTTTGCCAAGATGCGTGAAGAAATGATCAAAGCCAACGCAACAACAAATAAAATAATGATGGGAACTGGCGGTACAGTTCTTGCAGGTCTACTAACACTAGTAGCAACATTATTAATGTCATAAAAATCTAATAAATAACTATATGAACTTAAATGAACTCACATCAGAAGAACCTGTTGTTGAAGCACAACTAGTCTGGGCTCGCAAAGGTAAAAAAATTGTACGTAAATTTCGTTGTAGTGTAGGACAGCGAAAAGGTAGAGTTGTGAGCGACCCTGCACAATGTTCCAAACCTATCGATATTAAAAAGCGTATAACATTACGTAAAACAAAAGCAAGAATGGGCGGAAGACTTGCAAGAAAAGCACAGCGTACAAAACGTATGAACCCAGCAAGTAAAGCAGTACAACGACTGAACAAGGTAAAGTAACATGAAGATATTTGATATTGTCACAGAAGACAAAAAAACATGGATGAAAGACGGCGTTGAAATGTGCAGCAAAGACTGTTGCGGTCAACCTATTACTGAATGTGAATGCGGTCCAGATTGCAAGCATTGTGATTGTTACAAGTTAAATGAAAGATATGGTCTTCAGAAGGGCAACGCAGGTGCCGCTAAAATGGGATCCAGTCAAAAGAATACTACCAACCGTTATAACGCCAAAGTAGCCGACCAAAACCGTGAAGCTGGTATTAAAGCACAACAACAGTATAATAAAGAAAAGCGTAGTGCAAAACGTGTTGCAACTGGTATTCCAAATAGACCAGCACCACAACAAGGACTAGTTTAATGAGAGCATTTGTAACAAAGGGCGGGTTCCCAACATTTATCAATATTCGTGAAAGTGATTTTTTAGATAAACATTTTCCACAAGATATTATCTTAGAAAAAAAATCACTAAGTGAACGTGAGCAGTATGTTGCTCAAAACCTAGTTAGTCGTGGCGTACTAGATAAAGTAGTTGACGGCAAAACAGCAGGTTATAAACTTAATATTAACAATTACGGTAAATTATAATGGCTAGATCACTCAAAGATATCCTTACACATCAGGTAGAACAAACATCTGCATTACTACATGAGGCGGCAGAAACTGACGTCGATTTAAAAGTTGCTATGACACAAACTATAACAGAACAATCAATCACAGTACAAAACTATCGTATTGACATTGTTAAAGAAGAGTTTGCTGGCAGACAGAAAAACTTTTACAATATAGTTGAAGGCAAACAAGTAATACACAGTGACTTAGCATTGTTTGAAACAGCAATGGGTATTGTTAAAAAATATATCACTAATAAAACATCAGGAATTAAAGAACTAGAACAGTATGACAATGATTATAGTAATTCACTATATGAAACTTGGGCACAACAGTCTAGAGCAAATAAGGGCGGTATTAATGAAGATATTGCCATTGCTAAAGCCAGTAGGGCAAAGCAAAAAGTACAAGAAGCAAAGCAAAGAATTTTATCACGTCTATAACAGATGTGCATAAATATAATAAACAACGGGGAATTATACAATGTATTTAAACGATTTAAACTCAGCTGCCCATAATGTAGAAAAAATTAACAAGGTTCTAGCGAATACGTTTGGACATAGTGTTAATATTTCTGAAATGAGCACAGATGCATTAGGACGTATGCTAACAGCAACTAATGCAAAAATTACACAAATTAAAGAAAGCAACAGTGCGTATTGGGAAAACCCAACGTACAATAAACTAAACTTAATCCAACATTCATTGCGCACATACATCAATGAAGTTGCACCAACACGTAACGATGGTAAGAAAATGAAAGCTAAAGTTAAAGAATCAGCAGAACTAGAGCAAGCAGAAGTAATGCTAGCTGCACAAGAGTTAGTTGATGAGCTACAAAAAATGGTTGAAAACTTAGCAGGAATGCAAGTACAAAAACTTATGCCAATTGTAGATGCAATGAAAGAGCAAGTAGGTTTTGAACAAGCTGAAGCATATAATGCTAATGTAGATGCGGCACTAGGCACTTTACTAGACGCTTCAAAAGCAACAAAAGACGCTGTTGAAAATGCAACAATGGCGGCACGTGGTGAAGCACCAGCTGCTGCACCAATGCCAACAGACATGGCACCAGCACCAGAACTAGACGGCACTGATGTAGACATGGGTGACGACGAATTTGGTGGTGACGATGCTGCTGCAGGTGACGACAACCAACTTGGTAGAGAACTAAAAGGTGAAAGTGCTCTAGCTAATATGGAGAAGGGTGCGTTAGCCGAAAAAAAGTTTCTAGAGAGTAAAGACAAGCTCTTTAAAATGGTCGAAAGCGGAACTATGTCACATGATCAGTTTATTAATATCATTAATGAATTAAGTAGTGGTACACCAAGTGTACGTATTGATCAAGATCCAAGTGAATATGGTAACACTGGCAAAGACTATAGGACTATGCCGTACAATCCAATGCCAAAACAAAAACCTAAAGTAGGAATGCCTGCAATGAAGAAACCAAGAAGTGCAGGCGGTTTACAAACAATGGAATTGAGACCAGGTGATGCAGGACACAGTGCCACAATGGGTATGATTAATCGTATGAGGAATGCCAAGTAATGGTTATTAGTGAAGTTATCACAGAGGGACAGGATTTTGTACTCAATGGCATTGAAGAACTTATTGTTCGTGCCAAAGCACGTGGTATGACTTCACTAAAAACACCAGTCGTACAGGCAAAACTAGAAGCTAGTGGTTATTTTGTAGATATAAAATCACTAGTACGTATGTTAAACAGTATTGATGCCGTTGGCAGTGCTAACCGTGAAGAAATTAAATTAGACTCAGCTCTACCCGTTGACGCTGAAAAAGATGACGACACAGTTAGTAAAATGGCATCAAAACAACTTGCTAGAAAAGAGAAGAAACTATGAGCTTAAATTTTAATGCACAACAAGCCAGAAATTTAGCAAGAGCTGACCTTACTATTTTTAATGAGTGTTCAGCAATCATGAATCAGATTATCCAGGATGCTGGAAATGGATTGTACCAAACTATTATTAGTGATGGTACAACGATGACTGAGAGTGACCCAACACCAACTGCTGATGCACAGGCATTTTTCAGTGTATGGCAAGGTGCACTTAGTAATACTGCCAAATTGGATCAAATGAAGCAAGTGTTGGCCTATTTTGAGCGTTTAGGATATACTATATCACGCCAAACAAATACTGGCACAAATACTACATTTAAATGGGTAATCGACTATTGACATTGTGACCAATTAGTGTTACACTGTACAAATGTTAAATATTACCACACCTTATCCTTACAAAGAATTTAAACGCAAGAGTGTAAACGGTAAACGTTTATACGAGAACCCATATGGCGAGCCAGTGCCTAGTGTAACAACTATACTGGACAAAACAAAGCCATGGGAAAAGCGTCAAGCACTCAACAACTGGAAAAAACGAGTTGGAGAAGCGAAAGCACAACAGATAACAACCGAAGCCGCTGGCGTAGGTACTGTTATGCATGAAATGTTGGAAGCCTGGAGCCTCAATGAGGAATACACAGGCAAAACCTTACTGCAAGCCAAAATGATGGCTGAAACAGTTATTAAAAACATTGAATCTGATGTAAATGAAGTATGGGGTAGTGAAGTTAACTTGTGTTACCCTGGCTTATATGCAGGTACTACTGATTTGGTTGGTATGTATAAAGGACGTCCTACAATCATGGACTTTAAACAAACTAACCGGCCCAAGAAACGTGAATGGATCGACGATTACTTCCTTCAAGCGGCCGCATATGGTATGGCACATAATGAAATGTTTGAGACTAAAATTGAACACGCTGCAATCTTTATGTGTAGTAGAGAATGTGAATGGCAACTATGGGAGGTAGGCCCAGAAGAGTTTAAAGAATGGGAAGAAAAATGGGCACAACGAGTTGCTGAGTTTTATAACCTGTCATAAATACATTATAGAGGAAACAACCCATGGCAGACACACGAATTAGTAAAATTAAAGTAAGGCAAGGCAACTTTGCAGATTTGCCTATGCTTGATCCTGGCGAAGTAGGATACGCAACAGACGACCAGCGTTTGTTTATTGGAAACACAACTATTAATGTAGGTACAGGTAATGGTGCACTTACACAGTTTGTTGTTCCAAACACGTTACCCTATCCAAATGGCGTACTAGCAGTATTTGTTGACGATGTACAAGTAAATGCCGCTGATTATGACATTATAGGAACCACACTAACGTTTGCATCAGCACCAACTGGTGTTATCACTGTAAACTTTAATAGTGAAATCGTGTTAGACCGTCATGAAACATTTCCACGTAGTATTTCCTTATCTGCAAACGGCTCAAATGCCGCAACTGGGTTTAGTATTGATACGTTACAATACAATGTTGTAATAATTGATTACACACTGGAAAGTGCAAACGGTGTACGTGTTGGCCAAATCAGAATGGCAACAGATACTAGTGCAAGTACTAGTGCAATTGATGACAACTATACTGAAACAGCAACAGTGGATATAGTTTTCGGTGCGGATATTAGTGTAGCAAATAAACTTCGGTTGATGTACACTGATAACGCAAATATTATAACAAAATTTAAGTATACATATCAACTTTGGAACAGCAATTAAACCATCGAGCCTGGTATGAATCACCTAGCAAGCGATTGAGCATGTGGCGTGAGTTCAGAAATGGCTTAGATACAAAAAATACCGTTGAGGTGTGCGAAACTGTCATTAAATGGTGGATTAGTGCACCCTTAGTAAATATTGCCATTGATCCTGTCAATAGTGATCAGTGGCCAACACCGTGGGAAATGTTACATCAGGGAGACTTTTGTAACAATAGTTTAGCACTAGGAATGGCATACACTATATACTATGCCAATCCAGATATTGAAAATGAACTAGTTTACATTACTTGTCCTGATACAAGTGTGCAAAAACTTTGTGCATTAATAGACAATAAACACTTGCTTAACTTTGATCATGGCCGTATAAGTACATTACCTGATGAAAAAAAGTGTTTCATCAGTTACCGATCTAAAGTTAAAAACATAGTCAAATAATAATAAAGTGATGACTTTCGAGGAGTCGACACATAGATATAATCGTAAGGACGCAAATAATATGAGCAACATTCAAGTAACAAAAAGAGATGGAAGTAAAGAGGCAATTGACCTCGAAAAGCTACACAAAGTAGTATTTTATGCATGTGAAGGCATTAACGGCGTAAGCCCTAGTCAGGTAGAAATGAAAAGTAATTTACATTTTTACAATGGTATTACTACTGGCGACATCCAAGAGACACTTATTAAAAGTGCCTCAGAGTTAATTGAAGAAGACACACCAAACTATCAATGGGTCGCAGGACGCCTTATTGTATATCATTTACGTAAACAAGTATATGGTAGCTTTGAACCCTGGCATATCTTAAAACTAATTACCCGTAACGTAGATGAAGGATGGTATGATCCAGCATTGCTCACTGATTATACTGAATCGGAATGGGACGAACTTAATAACTATATTAAACACGATCGTGATCAAGACTTTACATATGCCGCCATGGAACAATGGCGTGGCAAGTACCTTGTACAAAACCGTGTAACAGATGTAAAACTAGAAACTCCACAAATGGCATATATGCTAATTGCGGCTACACTATTTGCTTCATACGACAAAGACACAAGATTAAAATGGGTTAAGGATTATTACGATGCTATTAGTAACTTCGATATTAGTTTACCTACTCCTGTTATGGCGGGCGTCCGTACTCCACAGAGACAATTTAGTTCATGCGTTCTTATTGAAACTGGCGATAGCCTTGATAGCATTAACGCAACTACTAGTAGTATTGTCAAGTACGTATCACAAAAAGCAGGTATTGGTGTTGGAGCAGGAAGTATTCGTGCTCTCGGCTCCCCCATACGTAAAGGTGACGCATATCATACCGGGGTCGTTCCTTTCTACAAAATGTTCCAGGCTGCTACCAGATCATGTAGCCAAGGCGGCGTGCGAAACGGAGCAGCAACATTATATTACCCGATTTGGCATCTCGAAGCAGAAGATTTACTAGTTCTTAAAAACAACAAAGGTGTAGAAGACAATCGTGTACGTCATATGGATTATGGTGTGCAGTTTAACAAATTAATGTATGAGCGTCTAATTCAAGGCGGAGATATCACACTGTTTTCACCTAGTGATGTTCCAGGCCTATATGATGCGTTTTTTGCAGATCAAGACGAGTTTAAACGTCTGTATGAAACAGCAGAGCGCAATACTAGACTACGTAAAAAGACTATGAAAGCTATTGACTTGTTTAGCAAGTTTATGGGAGAGCGTAAAGACACTGGTCGTATCTACTTGCAAAATGTTGATCACAGTAATGAACATGGTAGTTTTAAACCACAACATGCACCTATTAAACAAAGTAACTTGTGTTGTGAGATTAATTTGCCAACGAAACCATTGAATGACTTTAATGATCCAGATGGTGAGATTGCACTATGTACACTAAGTGCTGTTAATTGGGGCAATGTACGTAAACCAACTGACTTTATCCGTATTGGTAAACTAGCAGTACGTGGACTTGATGCACTACTCAGTTATCAGAACTATCCAGTAATTGCCGCTGAAATGGCAACCATGGGCAGACGTCCACTGGGTGTAGGTATTATCAACCTTGCATATTGGATGGCACGTAACAATATGACATACAGTAACCCTAATCTAGCACTAATTGATGAATATGCAGAAGCATGGAGTTATAGTTTAATTAAAGCAAGTGCTGACTTAGCACAAGATCAAGGTGCATGTTTGTGGAACGACCAAACAAAATACAGTGATGGTATCCTACCTATTGATACATACAAGAAAGATGTAGATGAACTAGTAGCACATCAAGAACGTATGCCATGGGCAGAGCTAAGAACACAGTTAGCATCAACAGGTATACGTAACTCAACACTAATGGCTCTTATGCCTGCTGAAACATCAGCACAGATTTCAAATGCTACAAACGGTATTGAACCACCACGTAGTTTAGTAAGTGTTAAGCAAAGTAAACATGGTGTATTAAAACAAGTTGTGCCTGGTATCCATCATCTTAAAAACAAGTATGAACTGTTGTGGGATCAAGAATCTCCAGAGGGATACTTACAAATTATGGCAGTGCTACAAAAATATATCGATCAAGGAATTAGTGTTAATACAAGTTATAATCCACAGCACTTTCCAGATGAAAAGATTCCAATGAGTAGCATGTTACAGCACTTAATGATGTTCTATAAGTATGGCGGTAAGCAGTTGTATTACTTCAACACTTATGACGGTGCTGGTGAAATAGATATTGACAAACTAGAACAATCAAGTATAGTGGATAAAAGTCAGGACGACTTTGAAACACAAGAAGAATATGACGACTACTGCGAAAGCTGTGTAATTTAAAGAGAGAGATAATATGAGTGTTTTTAATATAAAAAATAGAAGTGACCATACAAAAAACTTGGCATTCCTTGACCCGTCAGGTGGTGTAACTATTCAACGATATGATACAATGAAGTATCCTAGCTTTGATAAGTTTACTGACAAGCAATTAGGATTCTTTTGGCGTCCTGAAGAAGTTGATACTTATCGTGATGGTAAAGACTTCAAACAGTTGACTGATCACGAACAACACATCTTTACAAGTAATCTTAAAAGACAAATCTTGTTGGACAGTGTACAGGGTCGTGCACCTGCTGAAAGTTTTGGCAGTATTGTAAGTTTGCCAGAACTAGAAAACTGGATTATTACTTGGACATTTAGTGAAACAATTCACAGCCGCAGTTACACACATATTATTCGTAATGTGTATAATGATCCCAGCATTATTTTTGACGAGCTAATGGACATTCCAGAGATTATAGATTGTGCTGGAGATATTTCCAAGTACTATGATGACTTGATTGAAAACGCTAGTTATTACAATCTATTGGGCGAAGGTACACATACAGTAAACGGCAAGAAAGTTGTAGTTGATATGTATGAACTTAAAAAGAAACTATGGCTTGCACTAATGAGTGTAAACATTTTGGAAGGTGTTCGCTTCTATGTATCATTTGCATGTAGTTGGGCATTTGCTGAACTTAAAAAGATGGAAGGCAATGCTAAGATTATTAAGTTTATTGCTCGTGATGAAAACCTACATTTAGGATCAACACAGCTATTACTTAAAACACTGAAAAAAGATGATCCAGCATTTGAACGAATTGCTCGTGAAACAGAAGCCGAATGTATTCAAATGTTTGTTGATGCGGTAGATCAAGAAAAAGCATGGGCTGAGTATTTGTTTAAAGATGGTAGTATGCTTGGCTTAAACAAAGAACTACTAAGTCAGTATATTGAGCACATTGCAATGAAACGCATGAACAATGCAGGGCTACCAAAAATTTATAACCAAACAAGTAACCCATTACCATGGACACAAAAATGGATTGCAGGAGGCGATGTACAAGTTGCACCGCAGGAAACAGAGATTACCAGTTACATTAATGGTGGTACAAAACAAGATGTAAACGAAGATACGTTTAAAGGATTTAGTTTATAATGATCACAGTATATAGTAAAAATTTATGCGGCTATTGCGATATGGCCAAGGATTACCTCAAAAAGAACGGATTTGAGTTTGAGGAAATTAATGTAGAATCGAATCCAGATGCACGTGAGTTTCTAATTACAGAAGGTCATAGAACAATGCCACAGATTTATCATGATGGCAAATTATTAGTAGAAGGCGGAGGTATGGCGTTAGTAAGATTACAACCCCAAACTGTACGTGAACTCATAGGAGAAGTAGACTTAAATGTTAGTAATTTCAAACTTTAAAAAAGGTGACATTATGACTATTAAATGTAGTACTGGCGAAGAAGTCGTTACTAGATTTGATTCAGATAATGATAACGAACTAAAAGTAGTTAAACCAACAGTACTTACGATTAATCCAAATGATGGCAAAGCAATGCTCATTCCTTGGCTTATGAGTATTGATACAAAAACAAATGAACCAGTTATTGTTTCTAAAACACAAGTACTGGCTATTACAAAAACTGAGAAGAGCTTGGCTGACGGATATATACAAAGCACTACTGGTATCCAATTGGCACTTTAGTTGCAATAAATACGTGTATGAACTTTGTACACAGAAATAATGACAAGAGACTATGTGGAGCATCAACTAGAGCCACAGTCAATAATGTTAGAGTAAACAATCAATTTATTAGTACAGAGGGCGACCCCAACACACATGGAGGGGGCGCTCTTCAAGCCACTGCAACTAGTGGTAGAACTCGTGCTGGCGGCAAACCTATTATCATTTTAAATGATCCTGCATCACGTGATAGTTATTGCGGACGACCAGGTTATGGTCCTGAACACTGTGGACCATCAGCAACAAGTGCAAGCGGCGATGTAAGAGCCGGAGGGTAACATGGTAGACTTTACTGATTTTAAAAATGGATTACAAGATGCTAATGAGTATCTAGATACTAAACACCATCTTAGTGGCACATCAGCACTGGGCAATAGTAATCTACGAGCAGTAGCACAAGCAGAATATAGTTTTACACTACGTGAATTACTATGTGGTGTGCTAGGCGGCAATGGAATAAAACTTCCAAACATTCAAATATGTATGAGTGCAAATATCAATGCACTACTTGGCATCCCAAATTTACAAGCTGAACTTTTCGATGCACTAACACAACTAGATGGTGCAATGAACGACTTTATGGATCACACCAAGTTAGACAGTGTACTTGGACGTCTTAATGGTGTATTAGCAGAAGCACAAAACGTTGCTAACATGATTAATTTTTGTAGTGCACCTGTTGATCCTATTGCTATTCCAAATATGTTGGAACGAGCAATGGGTAGTTTTCTTGGTGCTGGTAAAAACTTAATTGACCAAGTTGGCAGTATTGTGCCTGGTCAAGTGTGTGCTTGTATAGGCACAGGTGGATTTAATGGTAATGTATTTAATGGCGGCATCTTAGGCAACATTGCTAATAACATTGATAACATCAACGCAGGATCGCTTGGTCAGAGCGTCTTAGACAGTATCAGACAAGATATTCAAGGTGTTAGTGAAGGCATATCAAATTTAATTAATTTTGAGAATAACATTAATGGATCATATAGTTTAGGCGGAAGCCAGTTTGCTACACCTGATCCAAGTTGTAATAGTGGCGTTGGTGTTATGCATAACCCGCAAAACGGCAGTATTGCTGCTAATGCAAGATTAGCATCAAGTATGAAAGGTTTATATGATAAACTTGCTGGATATCCAGTTACATATAGACCAGGAACTTCTCTTGGTGGATCAAACGGCAGTGTACCAATTAGTGCAAGTAACCTCGATGCAGATAGTTCACAACCAATTGAATATGAAAATATATTTAAACTACTGTTTGACGATGACTTCTTAACGTTATTAGATCAAGCAGATGACCCACAAAGTAATGTAGATAATCAGATACCAGTATACGATTATTGTGGTACAATTATTGGTTATACCACAAATGTAGTACAACGAGAAGCACAACAAAGTGCAGGCAGTGATCCAACAATACCCAATAGCCCAGGCTACTTGGCAGGTGGATTAAACACTAGTGACGGTAACAATGCAACTAATTCAGAAACAGTAGCACAAGGTAGTATTACTGTTAACCAAGGAAGTGGTGCAAATGTCTATTTGGTCAATAGTGAACAAGCACAGTTAGCATTACAGACAAATACAAATGACTTGGTTGTAAGAACAGATATCTTAACTATATTTGCACGTTTAGATACCAGTGTATACAATCTTGGTACTATGCTAGATTACCAACAGAGTAGTGTAACATTTACTGCATTTGGTAAAAATGTAAACGAATTAACTGGTGCTGGATTTGTAGCAAAAGACGGTACTGTGGCAGTTGCAAGAAGTATACAAGGCACAGCTAACCAAATAACAGTGTTCAATGGAAATGGTGCTGGTGGCAATCCAATTATTGGAATTGCAGATAATCCGCAACTGCCTGGACAAGGAAGTGTTCGTGTTCCAAATGGTAACGGTTCTGAAAGATCTAATTTACCTCAAGGAGGTATGGTACGTTATAATAATGACTCACATGAAATAGAAGTATACTATGCTGACATAGGAATGTGGAGAGACATTGCAACGATTAATGATGTTACAGTGCAAACTGGCGTCAATATCAATATTGGGTCTGGTGCAGAAGTTTACAAACAAAAGAACACCAATAACGAGCAAGAGTTTAGAAAATTAAATGCCAGTGGCGGTGTAACAGTTACACAAAATGCTGATGATATTACTATTGGTGATGTAATTACAATGAGTAATCAAGCAACTGGTGCACAAGTGTTTAAACAACGAACCGCCAATGACTTTGAATTACGTACACTAAAATCAAGTGGTGGTGGAGTAACAATAACACAAGACACAAACGACATTGATTTAAACATACCAGGTGTTGCTAGATCAACATTAACAACTACTAATAATTCGTCCACTCCAGTTACATTCAACGGATCAGAATTATCTCCAGACACAAATAAATCCTGGTTCTTTAAAATATATGTACTAGCAGGTCGTGGCACAACTAAGCGAGCCTGGCAACTTCAGGGAGTGGTACAAAACGATAGTATTACTGACGATTTTGTTGGTGATGTAAGACGTATTGATTATCAACGTAATACTGGCGAAGCATTTATAACACCTTGGAACTCAGGTTCTGGATATCCTGTTGCAACACAAGTAGAACACGATTTGATTATCTATGAATCAAACACAATTATTTCTAGTGGAAGTACTAGTAGCTACACTTCACCAGACAGCAATGGAGATTGGACTGTAACAGACGCTGGCTGGAATGCCAGTGTAATTATTAATAGTAATGCTATGTCTATTAGAGTACGTGGTGATTCACTTGCTGTAGACTGGAGTATTAAACTAGAATATGTTGAATTATAAATAAATGTAAGAAAACACTTGACAAGTGAGTCGTTTTGCCGTATATTATACAAAGTAATAGGTTATGGTAAGACGTCATGGCAAAAAACACTGTAACTTAACGATAGGCAAACGAAAGGCAAAAAATTATGAGATCAAAAGACACTGGCAATGGCCGTAAAATTATGGCAAAAGTAGAAGTACCCTTAGGGGTGGATGACATTACATTATACGCATTAAGATATCTTGCTGAGATTGGCGACAACGATCCACGAGAAACAATATTATCCAGTAACAAGCGTGAAATATTTGGATATGCAAAACGTGCAATATTTTTGCATGGAGCAAATGAACCCAAAAATTATGTTACACAAAAACTTAATGGACAAGTAAAAGTAATACGAAAAATTGTAGATTATAAATTTCCGGAATGTGATTAATGAGTAATGTAATAGACTTTGTAGTTGAGAAAGCTGTACGTCAACGAGGTATATCTAGAGAACTTGCAAAGCAAATGATAGCTGACGGATTCGATCCGCTTGACCCTAGTGATATAGGCGAACACGGAGACTGGTTTAGCGTCTCTGGTGAACTTGAAATAGAGCATACTTGGACACAGGATGCACTTGATAAGCTATTAAAAGATCTTAAAGATCTTACTGACTAAATACCTATAAAGTAGAAATGGAATAGCTAGAATGGGCGATACGCTTGTTTTAAATGCAGATGCACAGCCTGTTAGTTTCTTACCATTAAGTGTGGTACAATGGAAAGAAGCAGTAATGTATATGTACCACGATAAATGCACAGTACTCGACTGGTATGATGATTGGGTTGTCCGATCTCCTAGTTGGGAAACAAGAGTGCCAGCAGTTATTATGCTGAAAGATTTTATGCACAAAACACGTAGACCCCGATTTAGCAAAAACAATTTGTATTTGCGAGATTTATATGAGTGTGGCTACTGTGGTGAAAGACATCTGAAAAGTGAACTTACAATGGACCATGTCACGCCTGTATCAAAAGGCGGCAGGACATCCTGGACCAATTGTATTACAGCATGTAAATCCTGTAACTGGAGTAAAAGTGATAAAGTAGGACCAAATTGGCGCCCACTATATAAACCTTACCAACCAGGATATTACGAACTTGTACGTAAACGTAAGCAATTAGATTTTGCAGTGCGACATCCAAGCTGGTATCAGTGGCTTGATTTACAAAATACTTAAAAACTTCTTGACAACTTATAACATTTATGTTAGTATGGTGAAGTTGTGTGACTGTTCACACACCGGGAGACATAACCCGTAAAACCTAAAAGGAGATAAAACTATGGATATTCTTAAAAAGATTAAAGGATGGGCTGCTGGCCTAACAGATGTAGGTCTTTCAATTGTAGCATTATTGCTAGTTGTTGAACTACTAGGATTGGGAGCAATTCCGTTCTTCCCAGAAACAAGTGTAGTAGCAAACGTATCGGCGATGCTAGGCACACTAAGCGCAGAAGGCCTAATGGGCTTGATTGCTATCTGGGTACTATATGCTATTTGGAATAGAAAATAGGCAGGCTTTAATTTAAAAAAAATTATAACCTATTGAAAACGCAGGAAACCTTTTCTGCGTTTTTGCTTGACACCAAGACGTATTGGTGCTATATTGTATGTATAAGTTAAACAAAAGGAACTATACATGTCAAATTATGCAACATTAACAGAATCAATTAACACTGCAACTTTCGATTCAGACAACTGGAATGCTGATGGTAGCATTAACTGGAGTTTTGTTGATGCAGATGCATATGCTGATTGTTTTGATATGTATAAAAACACTGAAGCATTTTACAATGACTTTAATGAAATCGTAAACAGTATAATTGCTGAAATGCGTGAAGAAGCAGACGCAGAAGCACGTTTTGAAATAGCAACTTCTTAATAGGAGAATAGGTACTATGCATACTAAAAAAGAATATGTATTCGACAATGAATCAGATGCACAAACATTTGCAGATGAAAGACGTGTACCATATGATCCAAGTGCAGACGTATATGTAGGTGGACCATTTTATCGTGACGGTGTTCCAAAGTATGACTTTCAAGAACAAGAAGAACCTTATTGGGCTGTTACTGTAGAAATTTACAAATAAAGGCTTGACACCAAGACGTATTGGTGTTAAAATAGCAGTATAAGTTAACAAAACAGGAGTCAATTATGCAAGTAGCAGTTATCCACAAAGCGTTCGAAGATACCCCACGTACAGTAGCATTTGTTACGGTTCCTGATGGAACAGTTCATGAAGAAGCATTAGAGTATGCATACCGTTGGACTAACAATGTAATGGGTTCGTGGTCAATTAAAGAAGAAACTTTCTCAAACGGAGAAGCAAACGGCGACTTTAATGAAAATGTTACACGTATGGCACCACTACATGAAGGTGGTATGGGATTACGTTCAACATCAATGGGCGACCAGATGCTTGTTGGCAATAAGAAATATGAAGTCGCAATGTGCGGCTTTGAAGAGGTAGCTTAATGCTTAGAATTTTTAACAGTGCATACTATACAGATACTGGTGCAGAACGTCTAATACCTTTAGAAGAAGCCAGTATTATAGAACAAAAAATAGATGCAAGGGGCCGTCCTTTTATATTCTTTGAGCATAAAGATTATCCATTGGGTGGTCTTCGTGCTTGGTATGACGGCACTTATTGGCAATGTGATTTGGATTAGGAGTAAACGATGAGTAATATAGATGAACAGTTACCAATAGATATTGTTAATGAGCTTGGAGAAAACGTTACGTATGACCAAACACATGGTTATCCATATGATCGTGGTGGTGCTGACAGTTACTATGGACGAGAGTTTGATCCACATTACTGGCCAGAAGGAACTGGAGTGGGGGTACGTGTTGAAATGAAAGACATGACTCCACTAGATATTACTGCTTATACTAAAGGCTATAATGATAATGAAGATGCCGGTATGTTTAAAGAGTGGTAATTTATTACTTGACAAATGTAGTTATAATCTATATATTGTTGAGTAAGGAGTGTTTATTATGGCTACGTTTGAAATTGAAACAATTGAATACAACAAACATGGAAGTGTTAAAAAAGAGTGTGAACTATTTGGTAGTAAAAAAGAAGCTATCAATCACATGAGAAAGAAAATTAAAGATCGTCACGGCTTACTACAACGAGGTGAGATTAAAGACGGCGAAGTTAAACTTTTAGATGAACGAGGAACTGTTCGACAGGAAATTAAATTCGGACAGTTACTTTAACCTTAAGAGGCAAGCAGAATGAAAAAACTTATCATGGCAGCTATGTTGTTTTTTGCGGCTACTCCAGCACCAGCATTAGCAACAGACTTTGATCTAATTGACGAATTTCCTGAAGTGCATTGTTTGGCACTTAATGTTTACTACGAGGCACGTGGTAGTAACCTAGCAGATAAAGCAGGAGTGGCAGATGTAGTAATTAATCGTGTAAATGACTCACGTTATCCAGACACAGTTTGTGGTGTAGTCAAGCAAGGTTTACAAGATGCTAACGGAAACATGCGTCGAAACAAGTGTCAGTTCAGTTGGTATTGTGACGGAAAACATGACAGGCCACAGGATGAAGATCGTTGGGCAGAAGCACAAATGATTGCTTGGAACATGTATGAGTTTTATAAGTTTAGAGGTATTACAGAAGGTGCCACACATTATCATGCTACATATGTAGAACCGCAGTGGGCATCATCATTACAGTTGGTAGGACGTATTGGTGCGCATATCTTTTATCGTTGGGAGTAAGAATGTATAAATATATGTATGAAAATAAACGAAGTTATATCAATACCACTTGATGAGGGTCCAAATGACCCTCATATTTTTAAAGCGGTGTTTATGGCCGGTGGACCAGGATCTGGAAAGTCTTATGTGGCTAGAAAGATGCTTGCCGCTACTGGCCTTAAACCTGTCAATAGTGATGAGATTTATGAATACCTAGCAAATAAAAAAGAATTGGATCTTGGAGATCCAGCGGTTGTTGGTAGTCCAGATGGACAAGCAGTACGTAACAGAGCTAAAGATCTTACAAACAAAAGACTTACTGGTTATCTGCACGGAAGACTAGGTGTTATTATTGATGGTACAGGTAAAGATGTTGCTAAAGTAAAAAAAGATAGCGACAGATTAAAGTCATTGGGATACGAAACAATGATGATTATGGTAAACACAAGTCAAGAAGTAGCACAAGAACGTAATAAGCAACGTGCTAGAAGTATTCCAGCTGAAATGGTTTCCAATATGTGGAAGCAAGTTCAAGATAACTTAATGCAATTTCAGCAAGTTTTTGGTGCAGCAAACTTCCACGTAGTTGATAACAGTGGGGGTCAAGAAAACCCAGACCGTGAGCAAAACTTTAATCAAGTATTCACAAATGTACAAAAGTTTTTAAATAGTCCACCACGTTCAAGAACAGCTCAAGCGTGGCTGGCCAGTATGAAACCAGGCCAGGACAAGTAATATGTACGAATACAAGTGTATAACAATACGGGTTATTGATGGCAGTACAATCGATGCCGAAGTAGATTTAGGATTTAATGTATTAGTACGTCAACGTATTAAATTACATGGTGTAAATGCTCCTGATGTCAGAAGTGCTGACCCAGCCGTAAAAATAAAAGCGCAACAAGCAAGAACAAGACTTAGTGAGCTTATAGGAAAAGAGTTCTATTGCAATACAATAATGAACAAACGTGGCAAGGCAGGCAGAACACTTGGGCATGTATATGTTATAGACACAAATGAAAATCGTATCGATATAAATCAAACACTTATTAGTGAAGGCCTCGCCGCACGATACGGAGATTAAAACTATGCTATTTGGAATTTTAACATTATTGGTAGCTCTCACCATCAGTGGTGTCGCTATATATTATTCAGTTGCAGGATTGGTAGCAATCTTTGCCGCCGCCGCTATACCTATTATAATTATGGGTGGTGCACTGGAAATAGGTAAATTGGTAGCGGCTGTTTGGTTACACCGTTATTGGGATAAAGCACGTTGGTGGTTAAGATTATATCTAGCTGTTGCAGTACTTGTACTCATGTTTATTACAAGCATGGGCATCTTTGGTTTCCTATCAAAAGCACACATTGAACAAACTAGTGCGGCAACTGAGCAAGTTGCTACAATACAAAGATACAATGATGAGATTGGCAGAGAGCAAGAAATTATTGCCAGAGCAGAACAACGTATTGCTAAAGCAGAAACTGATGCAACTGCTGAAGATGTCGGTATACAAGAAAAAATAGACAAAGAACAACAGCGTATTGATAGTGCATACACAAGACGCCAGCCTAGTATACTTGAACAATTAGATATCATTGAAGCACAGGAACTTGCACTTGATGAAAGAGTTGCAGTATTTGAAGATGAGATTACTAGTTTAGATACAGAAATAAGCAGGCTAAATGGTCTAGTTTCTGAATACAGAACTGAACTTTCTAATACAAGTGTTGCTAGTGTTGAAGAACAAATACAACCTTATCGTGATCAAATAACACAACTTGATTCTGACATTGCTAGATTGGATGAACAAGCAGCATCATATGAAGTTCGCATTAGTGATCTAGTACCAGATTACAGTGCAGTTGATACACTTAAAGATCAGATTACTGCAATTGAACAAAGTATAGTTGTAACTACAAATAAATTACAAAGTACAGAACGAGCTAAAGTTAAAGAAGGACAAGCTGTAATAGGTGTTACTAGTGATGGATTATTTGGTAGTAATACAACTCGTGCATTAAATGCTTGGGTAACAGCACAACAAGCTCGTATTGCAGACTTACAGTCACAAGAAACAGAACTAAGAGCACAAGCACAATTAGTTATTAGTACTGAGCGAACTCGTTTAACTGGACTAGTTACTGGATTACGTGGAACACAAACTGAAAGTGTACAACAACGTAAGCAAGGGTTATTGGACACAATTGACACAATACGAACAGATGCGGCTAGTAATTTACAAACTGCACGTAGTAATATACAAACAAAGATAGATTTAGTACTGGATACAGATATACCTGCTGTTAGAGATCAACGCAAACTAGCACAAGAAAGTATCACACAGTTACGTAATTCACCAGATCGTAAAATTGAAAATGCACAAGCAGAAATGGCTAGACTACGTGAACTGGCAGAAGCAGAAATCGCACAGTCACAAAGTGTTATTGAACGTCTAAGAAACGAAATACAAATAGGCGATGATGTAGATTTAGACGTATTAACTGACGCACAGTTAGCTAGAATTAAAACAGCAAACGATAATATTGATCGTATTACCAATCAAAAGTTTGCACTACAAGCAGAAGCTAGAAAACTAGAAGCAGAAGTAGGACCTGTTAAGTATTTGGCAGAGTTTATATATGAAGATGCAGACCGTACAACACTAGAAGATGCTGTACGTTGGGTAATACTTATTATTATATTTGTATTTGATCCACTGGCAGTTGCATTACTTATTGCGGCACAGTATATATTTGAATGGCGAAGGGAAGAACGAAATGGTAGAACTACTAAACCTACAAATCGCAGTGTACAAGATGACAATGTGGAACCTAATGAACGAAATGGAAAAGCCAATGATGAGGCAAGTGTTCCAAAACGGAGCACAGTGGAGACAGTTAAAGAACCAGTTCTTGACAGTGCATCAGACGAATTGGCCACTCTCTTAGAAAAAGCAGAACCCGAAGTACTAGAGCAAGTAGCAAAAGAACTAGAGGGTTGGGAAAAAACTGCCGCAGGGTCAAGTGGCATGCCAAATCCAGGCAAAAATAAACTTGACAAAATAGAATATAACCCGTATACTGATACAAGACCAACTAAAGAACTAAACAAAGAGGAACAAACTATTCGTGATACAGCATGGCCAGAAGGTTATGATGGGAAACTTGTTCCACCTAAACCGTTTAAAGAGGATTAAGTATACCCTATGAGGGAAAACAGTATATACCATATCACCCCACCTGATATGAAATTATTAGATGCGGGACCAATTATTACAGTACTAACACATGATAACCAATTTTTAGATGACATTGAAAGACTACATGAAAATATGTATAAAAGTGTACCTGTGGTTATATATCACGCTAACGGCCCCATCAATGATAACAACATTGCTTGGATGGTAAGTGTTATGCGACTTAGCGATAACGTTTTTGTCGATCTAGACACAGTTACACAAACAGAACTAGTTGCAAGTTTAATGAACGAATCTAACGTGACTTACTTCAGCTACAAAAACCGCCAGCCTGACATATTGAAACTATTCAATACTAGGGAAGGATATACAGTATACGAAAATACTGATCAGTTTTCCATGATGGCACAACATGAATATTCAAATAGGAGGAATAATGATTACTAATCAATATGCAGGAACATATGAGAAAGTTTAACAAACCAGAACCACGAACCCCCATTAACGCTCAGATACGTTATAACGAACTGAGAGTAGTTGACGAAAAAGGTCAACTGGGTGTAATGCACAAAAATCAAGCAATTAAAATTGCCGAGAGTAGAGGATTAGATTTAGTAGTAATAACTGAATCTGCAAGACCTCCTGTCGCAAAGATTTTAGATGCGAATAAATATCTCTATGAACAAAAGCGGCGTGAAAAAGAACAAGCTAGAAAGCAACGTGAAAGCCGCATTGAGATCAAAGAGATCCAATTCAGACCTGGTATTGGTGATCATGACTTCGATACAAAATTAAAAAACATTGAAAAGTTTCTTTCAAAGGGAAACAAAGTTAAACTTATGGTACGTTTCAAAGGTCGGGAAAATGCCAATAAGCACTTGGGCTTTGATATACTTAATCGTGTAGCAGAGACACTTGAGGAAGTAGAATGGGATGCAAAGCCTAGCTTAAACGGAAACCGACTTATAGGGATATTGAAACGAGGTAAAAATGGATAGACGACAAAAAAGATTTAATAATAATAATAAATTTGAGGCTAAAGGCCTACACGTAGAAGTACACAACAATGATGTTAGTCGTGCACTGCGTAAACTAAAGAAAATGGTTAACAACGATGGCTTACTTAAAGAGCTACGTGATCGTGAATACTACGAGAAGCCCAGTCTAAAGCGCAAGAAAGCAAAGGCGGCTGCCCGTAAGCGGTGGTTAAAACAACAAGAAAAAAATACCAATAGATAGCTTGACAAACAGTACCGTATGTATTATATTAGTATTACGATAAGAACTGCCACTCAATGCGCAAAAGCGTCAAGTGAGCATGATAAGAAATACAAATACAGAACTACGGGTTGCTACGAAATAAGCACGTGGTAGGCAATGGTTAGCCTACCGACACATAAATAACAGTGGATGCCAATTATGGGTCCGCAAATTAACATCTTGCTTAACAAAGGAGATATAAGATGAATAGATTAACAACGATTGACTTAAATAAACTCACCCCCCACAGTGTTGGACTAGAAAGAATGTTTAACGACATGTTTAGATATGTTGAACATCCGCAAAACGCTGGATACCCACCATATAATATTGTGCAGGACGGTGAACGTTTCCAAATTGAAATGGCCCTTGCTGGTGTACAAATGGATGACGTTAATATTGAAGTCGCTGATGGAGTATTAACCGTTACTCATGACCCAGTAGAAATTACAGACAAACCTGAATCTGCTGTTAGATGGGTGCACAAAGGTATTGCACAACGTAAGTTTGACCGTAGCTTTACCCTTGCAGATGATGTAGTGGTACAGGGTGCGAGGATGGAAAACGGCATGTTATACATAGAACTTGAGCGTATCATCCCAGAAGAAAAGAAACCTAGGAAAATAGAAATTTCATACGCAGGTTAATACAACAAATATAAAAGGGGTGGTAACCTACCCCTTTTTACTCTCAACAATTTAGTATAGTTTAGGTAAAGTAATGAGCACAGAATTAGCATCGAAGATTGATACAACGTTTATATTTAAACGGCCTAAAAAGTACAAAGTCATTTTGATGAATGATGATTTAACTCCCATGGAGTTTGTAATTGAAATACTTATTGGTATTTTCAACAAAAGTTCAACCGAGGCACAAGAGATTACGTATGCAGTGCACCATAATGGTTCGGGCATTGCTGGTATATTCAATTATGAAGTAGCAGAGCAGAAAGCTCATGAAGCTACTAATATTAGCAGAAACGCAGGTTTTCCGCTATCACTTAAATTAGAAGAAGAATAAAATGAGAATTGAAAACGAAATCCTTTTGGACTACAGCGATGTCTTGATTCGTCCAAAGCGTAGCACATTAGGTTCACGCAAAGAAGTAAATTTAGAACGTGAATTTATGTTCCGCAACTATAATAACCAAGACGTTATGGTTGGAGAATATGATTGGAAAGGTGTTCCAATTATGGCAAGTAACATGGATGGTGTTGGTACATTTGAAATGGCAGACAAACTTGCTGAAGGACACATCTTTACGTGTCTAGTTAAAACATATAGTGAAAAAGATTTAATCAAATACTTTACATCTGATTTACCTGAGCGTAGTGACTTTGTTGCTATGAGTATCGGTATTCAGGACCGTGACTTAAACAAATTTGAACAAGTATATGCGGAGTGTAAAGAAAATTTAAAATACGTTTGTATTGATGTGGCAAACGGATATAGTCAACGTTTTGTGGAGTTTGTGGGAGAATTTAAATTCCGCTTCCCCAAAGTAGTAATTATAGCAGGTAACGTAGTTACCGCAGATCAAACACAGGAGTTAATACTAAATGGAGCAGATATTGTTAAAGTGGGCATTGGTCCCGGGTCTGTTTGCACTACTAGGATTCAAACTGGTGTGGGATACCCGCAACTATCTGCGGTCATCGAGTGCGCTGATGCAGCACACGGACTTGGTGGTCACATCATTGCTGACGGTGGGTGTACTTGCCCTGGAGATGTCGCTAAGGCCTTTGCAGGTGGAGCAGATTTTGTTATGCTCGGTGGTATGCTTGCTGGCCATGATGAAGGCGGCGGCGAAGTAATTACTAAGATTTACGAAACTAATGAAGTGACTAAAACAGATGATGAATTCTTTGAGTCTGTTTATGAAGAAAAGCAGTTTATACAGTTCTACGGGATGAGTTCAGATGCAGCAAACACAAAACACTTCGGTGGACTTAAAGAATACCGATCAAGCGAAGGAAGAGAAGTTCTTGTTCCTTACAGAGGCTCAGTGGCTACCACTGCTCAAAATATATTGGGTGGCGTGCGTAGTACTTGTACTTATGTTGGAGCCAATACACTAAAGCAACTTAGTAAGTGTACAACTTTTATTCGTGTAAACAATCAGTTTAATCGAACATACGAGTCTACAACAACTAAGATGTAATAAATACTAACACTGGAACAGGATAGTATTATGAGAGCAACAGAATTATTAGATGAAGGCGTTGGGCAAGCAGGCGTTGATTATGAAAACCGTGTAGCACAGGCAATTACTGATGCTAATTTAGATTTTTTACAATTAACCAAAGCTGGCGGTGCGGCGTTTAGTAGTCACGATGCAGCCGATATTGAAGCATCGTTAAATGGTAAGCCATTTTTAGTAGAATGTAAAAGTAGTACAACAGATACTATGGGTAGCTTTCTTATGATCTACCGTGACGGAAATTTTATTCCTAGTAGTAAAGCTCTAATGAAAGTTGAAGAAGAAGATTTAGAAACTGCACTTGAGGCTCTTGAAGAACGCAAGCCTGCAATTGATGCATATTTAGACGAACTGTCAACACGTGAGCCAGTACAACTACACCAGTTAGCAAAAGGTAACATTCCTTTTATTGCAGATTATGACGTTAGACTCGCTATGGTACAAGATGGTTACCAAAAGGCTATTCAACAAATGGTAACTGCAAGTTCAAGTTTCATTAATAATCTATACAACAGTAAACAAGTCTACTATATGCAAGTAGGCGGTGCTGGATTATTTTACATGGGAAAAGACATCTATAATCTAGGTGTGCCGCCGTATGAAGGCGAAGTAAAGATTGAGATACGTTTAAAAGCGGCTGGTGATTCAACTGGCTCAATTAGTAAGCGTGTAAGCAATCAAATTGGCAGAGAAGCTGAATATAGAAAAGTTGATTTAGCATGTAGTGGAAAAATATCTACTAAAAACAAATCACCATTCAGCCTTGATGATCCTGAAAGTATCCGTACATTATTTAATCAGTAATATGCACTAAACGCATAACGAGTATTTGTGAAATGCATTGCCATTTTGTTATATACTATGATAAATATTGACGGCCAGAAACGAGATTACATCAAGAATCAAACCTGACACGTTGAAAAGACAACGGGCGCTCGCCTTATCAAGCATCATTACATATTGGAGAAAACAATGATAACTATAGCAGATATGCTTGGTAGTGTAATGACTGCGGTCAGACTACCAAAAAGAACAACAGGATTGAAAAATATCAATCAAAATCTTGAAACTTATGTTAAGACAGAATTTAACAAAGGTGATCAGGCATACGTCTTAGAATGTATGCGTAGTGGCTTTCCACTAGATAGACGTAACATCGTTTAAGGTATGCGTTAGGCGCATATCGTGTTCAACTAGAACACAGTAGTAATTCATAAGAATTCATGTTAAATAAAAGTGTGAGCAAAAATAATGCTCACACTATACACATATACATATACATAGGAATATAAGAAAATGACAGCTTTAGTAGCAAATACATTTAACTGGTTTGGCTTTATGGGTGCCGCCAACTGGTTTAAAAAATTAGGCACCGAGTTACACAGACGTAAAAACATTCGTCACACAATAAATGAACTTTCAAAACTTACAAACCATGAGCTAAATGACATTGGTATTGCACGTGGTGACATTTATCATATTGCACATTCGTCATATCCAAGAGCACTAGGTGGCGAAGCTGTAGAAGCAAACCGCAACTTGAGAGGTTGGGTATAATGGAAGCAGTAGGAAATACACCAGTATCAACACCAAAGTTTATCAAAACACTTGGAAAATACCTTGTTGCAATTGCTATGGGCGTATGGGCTTTTGGTGAATCAGCAGGCAGAGCAAGAGCCGCTGAAGCACTTTGGAGAGAAGGTTTCCACGAAGAAGCAAAACGTTTAATGTTGGAGAACAAATAATGTTTAAGAAATTTATTAAAGCAATGGAATACAGAAGTTACTGTATGGCAATCCGTGAACTAAGAAACAGAGGCTACTATAGAAAAGCTGATGAGATATCTGAGTTCAAACACAAGATGTATCCGAGCTACTAATGTTAGACCCAGATCACACTTACACACGGCCCAAGGGCGAGAAGAAAAAAGGCGGCAAGTAAGCCATATTACAACAGAGTAAAGCACCGCATGGTGCTTTTTTCTTGACTAATTAACTATCAGTGCTATAAATATAGTTAACACACGGAGGCTATATGCAACATTCTATTGAGGATCTTTTAAGAAGACTTGAAGTAATGAAAGACAAAGCGATTCTGTTACATCGTGTACGGAATGAATTTAGTGAAATATCATATAAAAATTATGATAAAGCAGCCTGTCAAAATATTATTGACGATATACAAGCAATGGCATTAAGTATTGCAATGGACAAAGAAGGTACTGATATTATTACTGAGATGGAATATAAATGAATACAACTGGTAATTTTCTAGTTAGTATACCCAGTATTAATACTGGAACGTTTAATCGTAGTGTTGTACTCATGAGCGACCACACAGGTGACGGTGCACATGGCTGGATAGTTAATAAGCAACTAGATGATAAAATAACACAACGTTTACGTAAAGGTATGAATTTACATCGTGATATACCATTGTACTTTGGTGGTCCAGTAGATGTAAACAATGCAGTTGTTATACACAGTAATGATTTAAAATTACCTAGTACAAAAAAACTAAACGATACACTAAGCATTACAAAAGACAAAAGCATTGTCAATGTAATGAATATTGGACAGTTTCCTGAATACTGGAGAGTAATTGTTGGTAGAAGTTCATGGGGTGCTGGACAACTGGAAAGTGAAATACTTGGCAGTCGTAGTAACGGTATCAGTAGTTGGATGACTGTTGATTATAGTGATCAATTAATGTGGCAAACTATGCCAAGCAATCAGTGGGAACGTAGTATTGAGATCTCCGCTGAGAATATGACAAGCAATATCCTAAACACACAAAAAACATAAATGTTAGCGTTTAACATTTTCTTTATGTGTAAATAAGACATTGCACAATAAAGGAGTGTCCAAATGGTTGCAACCAAAATAGCAGATCTAACTGAAGATGAACTAAAATTTATGGAAGATTTATTACTAAAAGAGTTTAGTAAAGAAACTGAAAAAGCCAAAACTTGGCAAACAAAAAACCATTATCAACTTCCATATGCAAAACAAAATAGAATACTATCTTGTTTAAGTGCAATCCGTAGCCAAACGCAACTTAAAAAGACACTAGCTACTAAGTGGTAATTGGTCGGAGTAGTAGGATTCGAACCTACGACCTTTCGCTCCCAAAGCGAACGCACTACCAGGCTGTGCTATACTCCGTAATTGGCATCGGTGCAGGGAGTCGAACCCCGGCTTGCGGTTTTGGAGACCGCCGTGCTACCATAACACTTCACCGACATAACTTTTTTTAAAACTACACTATCTTTGACCCTTTCGAGGTCTCTGTCTCTGCAAAGACACCTTATTGCAGTAAGGCGTAGTGTAGTCATAAAAAAAGCCCCGTAACATTTCTACTACAGGGCTTGCAATGAGTAAGTTCGTTAAGAAGTCACATCAAGGCATACCCCAGTTTCCTGGACACCAACTTGGTTTGTACATTCCTTGTAACATATTAACTCCTTTGTTATACTTATATTTATACAGTAATCTTTTCAGTAAGTCAAGCACTTTTTTTACTTTTTTTGGCTCCAGGGGGAGGATTCGAACCTCCACGGTTAAATACTTTGCGAGCTATTAACCACACGATAAACAGTCGTGCGTGTCTACCAATTTCACCACCCTGGATCAATTTATGCAGCCAGGGCAATCTTTCCTTGTTTGTCCAGTGCCGCAATCATTCTTGTCATACCAATACCGCCGCCTACTCTAGGAAAGAAGTCAAATTTTAGGAACTCTTCTAGTTCTGCTTCCACACGTTCTTTACCAAACAGTTTGTATAGTAACTGTGCATACTCGCCGTCTACAATACTATGGAATGTATCACGCATCATATCAACATCACAACTACGCTCTGCTGATCCAATAGTTTCCATACCACCTAG